AGCACCAAAGGTAGTTTGACCAAGACACGATAAAATCATACTAATCCCTGCATCAAAATTTGTGAATATAGAATGTCTTTTCTGTAGTGAATTTTCCTTCTTAACAGGATCAAATATATATTCTGTCAGGCCGGATGAGCTATTATACACCTCATATTGTGAGTTTTTATAAACACCGCTGTCGTTCTTAATTGTTGTAACGGGTGTAAGATATTGGATAGGTATGAAATCAGAAAGTCTATTTCCTTCATCATCTAGTGGCGTGCTATTATATAGATGTTTGTCTTTCCCTTTGCTTGCATATCCTTCAATACCTTGATCTAAGACGCTCTTATCATCCAGATAGTTGTATGTATGGGTGGTAAACTTCTTTTGTAATATATCATGAGTAATTAGTCGAGAGGACATAGCTCCAGTAGCAACAGTAAGCATAGTGTCATTATTGTTTGACATATTTACGCTTCTTAATCTTGCTAAATCTTGTGTAATTTGTGCATTTAACTTTGTATTGCTGAGGCCGGGCGATGATGCATCGCCGGTTCCTGCACTCTCAGCGGCTTCAAAATAAGTGAAACGGCTTCCTTCAGCATATAGACTCTGTATTGATCTAAAGTGATATCCTCTAAGATTCTCAAAAAATACAAATGATGGTAATCCATGACGTACAGCAGTTGCTTGTCCTGTAAATCCAGTAATGATATCCATTGGATGGGTATTATGTGCTATATATTCTTTTGTATCATTTGTCTGTTCTATATACAAACGTTTCTTGCATTTCAAGTCTTTCCTTAAAATGTTCTCAACTATATCATGGTATGTGCCTCTTAAAGTTCTTGATATAAGTTTTCGTTGATTGTGAACTATTTCAGAGGAATAGAAATCCAATGTTAGAATTTCTGCTCCATTGTTATACTCTTTTATTACCTTAGTAATATGAAAGATATTCTCATCGAATTTTATTTTATTTGTATCATCCTCTAGAGTTGGTGTGGACAAGACCAATCCTAAATATTCTTGACCAATAATTGGACCTTCATTTTGCAAAGCTATAGTATTCACTAATTGAATAGAGCCGGATAATCCTCTATTGTAAATACTTTCGTATATTTGAATTTCAATTACTGAATCTTGGAATGGAATTACATTACCTGTAGAAGTATACAGTATAGCTTCTGTAAGTTCCCAATCACCTGCTTGTTTTAGTTCCATTGTATACCTTTAATTAGATTGTAGATTTTCATATTCTTTTATAAACTGAGGAAGAAAAGAAGTACTGAGTATTTTTATTTGTCTCTTCCTATCTTGTTCTTTTTCTTCATATTCAAAATTTGTTATTAATGTAGCAGTAGGATAATCTGTGTTATCATCTCCAATATTTATAGTAAGATTAGTATCACCAGAAGATTGAGAAATCTCATAATGATGTACACCATTAGGATCATCATATCTATCAGCAAGAAATGCTTGAAACTGATTAACATTCATGGGCCATTCATGGTAACGATCATATATGTCATTTACCAGAAGAAGAACCCAATGTAACTCTGCATCGCCATAAAAATCAAATGCAACAGATTCTGGAGTTTCAGAACCCCTTACACTATATTTACTAAACAAAACACCATTAGTTTTAACAGCATCTCTTGCCCCAATGCGTCTAAGTATATTTACTACTGTTCTAGATGGTCCACCTTCAACATTAGTATATTGTATTCTAGGAAATTTTTCAAAATACATATTAATACCCCGCTCTAACAGCTTCTTGTGTTATCATTTCAATTTCGTCAAATGACAAAGTTAACGTAGTATTTTGTGGTGGAGCT